TTGTTATGGTACTGCCGAAACAATCCATCAGCTTTATCTTTACTGATACCAAGTTCAGCTTGTAATTTATTTTTTCCCATACCATAGAACAGACCAAGATTTATTGTCTTGGCCTGTGATCTAGGTATCTCTGCCATGTCTGCCACGATAGTGTGGAAATCGGCATCGCCTTCACGGTAGGCTTCCAACACTTCGTCCACTCCATAGAGATTCTGTAAAGCAGCATAATGCACCACCAGCCTAGGCTCTTGCTGAGAATAGTCAAATACACCCCATGTATGGCCCTCCTCGGGTATAAATAACGACCTAATCCGTGGTCCGATATCTTTGTTTCTAGCTGGTAGTTGCTGCAAATTAGGATTCGAATAGCTAAACCTACCAGTCACAGTTCCGCCATTATCGGATCTGAGTTGGTTTATTTCAGCATGTATTCTTCCTTTATGATTATGTTTTAATATGGTATCAATGAAAGTGGTATGGGCCTTGTTGATTTCACGGGCCTGGGCAATCAGTTTCACAGTTGGGTGGGGGTGATTCTGTAAAAAGTTTTTAGTAAATGATGGAGAATTTGTTTTTTCAGTTCGGTCAAATGGTAGGCGAAGTTTTTCAAAGACTTGCGCAATTGAACGTGCAGCCCATATTTGAACATCTACTGATGTTTCTTTTTTTACTTTTTGTAAGCATTCTTTTTCTTGTAATGATAATGTTTTTTTTAATTCAGTCGCTGCTGGGATATCTACACGAACGCCTAAGAAACGCATATCGACAAGGCAAGGAAATAGTTCTGTCTCTAGTTCGAAAATAGAATGTATATCTTGAAAGCTTATTTCTTTTTTTAATTCTTGCCAAAGACCTAATGTAATACTAGCGTCAGCTTCTGCATATTCGCCAACATACATCGCAGGTAGTTTATACATTTCTGCTTTAGGGTCAACCCCCCAACTTTTCGCAGCTTCATATAAATGTGTTTCACTTTTTGTTTTTCCAGTGTATCTTTTAGAACAGTTGTTTAAGTCATAACGCATTTGATTTTCATCAACAAGGGCCGATGCAATCATCGTGTCTATTATTTTACCGTTCACACTTAAACCACTCGCGCGAATCCAACACACGTCATACATGGCGTTGTGAAATATTTTATCTGCAGGTGTTTTTAATACATCTTGAAACCAACCTAAAACTTTTTTCTTGTCCATGTTGCCACCACCTTCGTGAGCAATTGGATAATAACCAGCCCAGTCATGCACAGCAACAGCAATACCAACAATATTACCATTACCAGTTACAGCACCAGATCCCATCTTTATTAAATCAGGATCTTTAGTCTCCAGGTCAATTGCAATCTCATCGTATTTAGATAGGTTAGGAAATTCTGTAGGTGGCACCCATTCTGTTTGTGGTGCGAACATAGGTTTTTGTATCACTTGTAATCCCTCTCCATTATCATTTCTATAAAGTGTATTGCTTTCAATAGATCTTGTTTCTTTCCTTTGTCTCTATGTCTTATTATGTATTTTATAGCACATCCTTCTGGATATAACAACTCATTCTCAACTACAAACTTGCTAGGTTGAATTTTATACTTTTGGTAGTGACTCCCGCCGTGCTGCTTGTCCCATACTTTACTCATACGTCCTCCATTGGAAAAGATTTTTCATAATCTTTTGGTCTAATTATATGTAAGTTTTCTTTTGTTCTTGTTGCTCCTACGTAAAACAATCTAGTCTCATCATCTGGATTTTTTCTGTAAGATTTATTTGTGTTATGTGTTAAATCAGTCAACAACATAACATTATCTTCTTCGCCACCTTTTACGCTGTGGATTGTAGATAATTTTATTCTTGGTGCTTCTTTTAAGTTCTCACCATTTCTACGCATACTACGTATATAATTTATAATTCTAAAGTTTAAATCATCAAATGCATCAAACCAAATTTTGTCTGTTTTAATTTTAGTATCAGATAAATTATAAAAACTTTCCTTTGCCATACCTTTTAAAAAATTTTTATTTAAAGTCTTTGGCGATATATAACTACAAATTCTTTCTATTTGTTTATAACTTAGCGGCTGTCCTTTTCTTCCTGCTTCGTAGTCAGCTGCAGCTTCGGCTGCTTCTTTTTCTGGCATTGATTTAAATCTGTTTTCAAAATACCAACCACGTTCTCGCATCTCATCTTCAATGTCATTCAACATAAATCTAGTTCTAGTCAACACCAACCAATTACCTGATGACATGTCTACGTCTTTGATGTCGTCATGAAATCTCAAAGAACCTTGATGATCTCTTGGTGCCCACTCTTTGTATCTTCTGTTTGATACACGTTTAATTATATCTAATGCAAAGTTATGTATTGCTCTTGGTATTCGTCGTGACTGTGTAAGATTTAGTAGTTTACCTTTTTGTGTAATAAAAGAATCTACATCTGCACCAGCCCATCTAAAGATAGCTTGGTCATCATCTCCAGCAATAAAAGAGTCTGTTGTTTTATCCCAAATAGTTTTAGCCATATTCCATTGCATCATAGAAAGGTCTTGTGCTTCATCAATAAATACAACATCAAACTTTGGTGACTTATCTGATTTTATAAATTCTAAAATCATATCGTTGTAGTCAATCAAATTGTTTTCTTGTTTGTATCTTGTTAACTCATTACTTAAATGCACTAACGTGTCATAATCTATCTCTGTTGTGTGGTCTTCAAGTTTTACTTGTTGATCTAATGTAATGTTTCTTAATTTTGCTAAATTAATTATACGCAGGTAATCTGATTTAGTTGTAAACAAACCTGTTTCTTCTTCGTCGTATTCGTTGTAGTCAATAAATAAATTTAGTTTTCTACCTAGGTCTTCGTAATGTCTTTGTTGCATGACCTGGTCCTTGTTTACTCCAAGTCTTCGAAATGCTAACGAGTGCATAGTTCTAAAGTATGGTAGGTCATCTTCAGAGTAATTAAACTTATCCATAGCTCTGGACTTTGCTTCGTTTGCTGCTTTCTTTGTAAATGCAAAATAACCTATACGATCTGGGTCTGTATTTTTAAGATAGTCTTCTACTTGATTTAACAAAGTGTGGGTCTTGCCTGTTCCTGGTGGTCCTAACACAATTGTTTTCATTAGAATGGCACCTCTTCTTTTAGTTTCTTTTGTGTAAACTGTTCTTCTGGTTTATCAAATACATCGACTTTCATGATAGATGGTTTCTTTTTACCAACCTGCATACGTCCTTCCTCACAACCACAATGTTCTTTTAACATTTGTTGTGTTACCTGATAATCCTCTTTCCATTTCTTTTTAGTCAAATGACCGTGAAAGAATCTATGAAATGTAAATACATGTTTGTCATTTTCTGTATACACCGCACCATTTAAAATATCTTTTCTTGTAACAGATCCAATTGATCTTTGTAGACAATAGTCTTCTAAATGATTGCTTAATTGATCTATCTTTGACGATCCTTCTGGTGCATCTACTTCTTCTACACCCTGTAAAAGCATATCAATATATGTTTCAAATTCTTTTGTAGTAACTCTTTTTGGTTTTTTATTTAGTTGTTTTGCAACTGTTCTTCTAAACAATCGCTGTTCCATAAGATAGTCTATGGTATCTAACTTGACTCTATCGCCATCTACGTTAACCCAATAATATGGTTCATCTAATAAAACTTTTTGTAAATCAGATAGTATTGGAAATACAGATTCACCACCGATACCAAACTTTCTAGTTCTACATAAATTTTTATCACAAAAATTACACATAGGATCTTCATTACATTTAAATCCTAATTCTTTACCGTCGTTAAATTTTATCTTACCTTGTACTATTTTATCTTCTAGTGGTCCTTCTGGATGTGATGAAAAGTATTTGTAATTAAATGCATTTATTTTACCTTGCCAACTTTCTGGCCATTTTCTTTTTGCGTACTGTATGTATTGATAAAGTATTCTATCTCTGCCATCTTTGATTTCTGTCTGTGTAATTGTTTCTAAACAAGGTGGACCGTCATTAAATTCTGACTCTGGTCGTTTTACTTCTAATGCTTCTAATTGTTCTGGTGTAATTTTTTTTAATTCATACAAATTAAAAAAGTCATCTAGATTAACAGCTTCTGCGTTTTGATTAAAGCAATATCTTGTTGTGTTGTCACCATTAAAGTATGGCAAGTTCAGAAAATTTCCTGTATCATCTTTCGATTTTAACTCTACTTGTTTTGGAAATACTTCTGAACCGCCGTATCCAAGCACAGCACTTATGGATAATAGTTTGTCTCGCATTTGTTTTGCTTCGACAAATACTGTTGTAAATAAAAATACGTGAGCACCACCTGATTTAGATCTAAATACTAACAGTGGTAAATTTAGTTTATCAATTTTGTTTATTAATTTTTTGTGGTCAAATCCTGCGTAAGAATCTATATCAATACAACCCCACTTACATTTGTTGTCATCGTTAATTGGAATGATACCTAGACTAGGTTCTAAACCTTGTAAATGATTTTGCCACAATTCATTTGTGACTGGTTCTCTTACTACAAAGGATTTACCTTTTATTTTTTGACCGTCGGCACCTTTCTTGTCTACGAATGTTTTACCATGCGCACGTGCCAATCCCGTGAATATTTCTACAAACCGATTCATATTTTAAGACGGGCGGATCCACTCTCGCTTAGCCGCCCGATTCCAAGGAATTAGTATGGAGTTTCCTCTTTGTCTTCAGTGCCGTATTTTGGTTGTGTCTCACCTTTACCAACACTCAATGCAAAATTTTTGGCCATGCCATAAAGGTCTTGTTGTTCAACAGGTCCCTTTTTGGATACATCCCAACCAAACCATGTTCCTTTGTCGTTTGACATTTGAACAGTTTTTAAGTTGTAAATGTGGCTGTATGTAGGCGGAGTAAACAATCCGTTTTTACCCTGCATCTTGATACCCATCATCATTGAGTTCCATTTTCTACTAACTTTAAGTTGAGTAGATTTCATAGAAAGCAAAGCTGTCTGTGGATTTTTTCCACACAACAGAACAAAATGGTTTGCAGTGTTTTCAAGATAGTTTCCGTTTGGTAATCTATCTTTGTAACCTTTGTCTCTGGTTGTTGTACTCACAATATCACTGTCAGCTTCGTGAATTGCAACAGGTGCACCACTGCTGGTACCTCTGTCTTGCCATTCAATGTACTGTCTTTTGTAATGACAAGGAATTACATCTATGTCATCAAACAATTCATTTGTAACAGTGTTTATTATTTTGCCGGGCTCTGCGCCTTCGACATATTTGCCATC